ACTGCATACAGATTAGTAAATGATGTAGCACCTGTTGATTTACCAGATGATCTAAGAGAATTGATGACATGGTAATTGTTAAATATGACAAAGAGAGTGGAGCGTATGTTGATAGCAAACGCTCACACTTTGTAAAAGCTTCTCTTATCCGGGCATACGCTCATAAATCAATGGGCGCATCTCAGATCAGAGGCAGGCTCTCAGCTGCAATGGTTGAGGGTTATTGGTTAGACAAGTTCAAGGAAGCGGTGAAATATGAGCTATGAAATATATGGATGGATGGTTACAGCGTGCTTGCTTCTCCTAGGCACATTGTTAATAACTCTTACCTGGATTGTTGGGGTAGAGAATGGTTATGACAAAGGATTTAAAAAAGGTTATAGCCGGGGTGAAACAGATGCCAGGCAAAACTGGGATAAAAGAAAACATCAATTGACTGTTGATAATGATTATCTAATGGGCAAGGTAGTCAGTCTTTTTGATAGGGAAAACAGATGATAGATCTAACTCAATATGAAGATGCTGCCACACTAAACAGATGGTTTATTAATAACTACCCATTAGGCAGAATTGATTTAGCAATAGCTGAGATCAATCTTGATAAAGGCATTGTTATATTTAAAGGCAGTGTTTATAGAGATATAAATGATGCTGCTCCGGCTGTAAGCAATTATGCAAAAGGTGAGAGGGATGACTACCCGGCACACATGCGTAAGTGGTACTTAGAGGATACAGCTACAAGCTGCATTGCTAGATGCCTTACATTGCTAAAAGGGTCAAACAAGACCGCACCTAAAGAGTCAATGGTGCGTGCAACCTCATGGTCTGTTGAGCCAAAGATTGCATTGGATGAAGCCTTAAGATCTGACACCACTGTGGTACCAGAGATTGTAATGCGTGAGGTAGGTACCTTGCCTGAACAAGTGTGTGAGGATGGCACTCGCATGAGATTTAAAGAGGGCATCTCTAAAACTACACAAAAACCTTTTAAGGGTTATGTCTGTGAATGTGGTAGAGGGTGCCCGGCTAAGTGGGCATCATTGTCAGCTAATGGCACCTGGTACTTTAAAGAGGCAGTTAGTGGGTGACATGGAGATGATTGACAAGCATGGGGTCAAAGCCACCTTTACAGACAGAGGTGTTGAAATCGACATAGTAAGAGCCAATGAGCGTTGCATCCTTTGTAATGATCCAAGGCTTTTGCATGAAGGCATGACAAAGCTTTGCTTCTCTTGTGGGTGTAGGCAATGAGTTTTGATTACCATAAGGCCATGGCTGAGGGTCATGGCTACAATCATTATGTTGCAGATCTATTGCGGCAGTATGGAGTACCAAAGGTAGATGTACCGGCCTTTAGCATTGCCACAACACATGATGCAATAAAAGACAAAACAGAAAATGAAAAGGACATCATTGTAAATGGCTTAGTGCTTGAGGTTAAAAGTAGAGCTCTAACTTTTAGGGATCAGGATGACTTTCCACATTCTTTGGTCTTAGTAGATACTGTCTATGGTTTTGATCAAAAGATCTTAAAACCTTTTGCCTATGTGTACATGAGTCAGGTTACAAAAGGTGTCTTTGCAATACCTGTATCAACTAGACAATTCTGGACAATTGCCACAATTTATGACAATGCAAGGCAGATTGAGGTTGAGTGTTACTTTGTTACTAAGCGACACTGCAGGCCATTCTTAGAGCTTGTAGATGTACTATTAGAGCGAGCTGCACAAGAGGCAGAGCCAACCTGTGAGTGAACCAATTAGATGTACAAAGTGTGGCCAATGGGTTATGCCGGATCAATTGTGTTTAACCTGTCAGATTGCAGCTAAGGCACAACACGCACTTTACTAATAATTTGTAAAGGATGATTACCTATGTTAAATTTCAATCGCTTTGTTGGGGGCTTACACTGGAACTCAGTCATACCGGGTGTCAGACGCTCTTACCTACCTCATAGTTTTAAATGGGGGGGTAGGGGGGGCTTTCCTAAAAATCTAGTCTCCCAAGTGTCAATATTTGTAATGATAACTGTAGTTAATATAAATCCTGTGAATGCTTTAGAAAATAGAAGAACATATCAAATGGAATACTTTAAACAACTACATCAAAGCCCAGATCAATACAGCTGCCTGACATCATTAATTACAATGGAAAATAGCCGGTGGGATATTCGGGCAAAAAATGGATCTCATTATGGATTACCACAAGGCCGGTCTATCTATTTAGCTACAGCTACATATAAGCAACAAATTACTTGGCACATCAAATACCTAAAAAACAGATATGGCACTGATAGATTTGGTGCAGCAAACGCCTGTGGGGCATGGTCTCATTGGCTCATGAAGGGATGGCATTGATGGCTGAAAATACTGATATTGATTGGGCACACCAAAACAAGCTGCGTGAGCAATGGCTACTTGATAATCCAGATGCTCAATACATAGGCTGGATGTCTATATGAAAGACACAGAGAAAATTACAATTGGTATCTGCTCACCGGGTTATGTAGTCACAGACTTTCTTACAAGCTTGTTAGATGTAGCTAGATCACAAAAGCAATTGGGTCAGTTCATATCACTACAAGGATCAGGTGTTATCAGTCGCTTACGCAATCAAGTAGTTGCAACCTTTATGGAGAAAACCACAGATGATTGGCTGTTGCAGATAGACACTGATCAACGCTTCACAGTCAATGACTTTAAGAAGTTTATAGCAGCGGCAGATGCTAAGACCAGACCTATTGTGTCAGGTGTTGTACATGGTGGCTGGGATGTAGGCAAGCCATACCTAGAGCCGGTGCCTTGTATATTCAAGATGGGTAAAGACAGTGGCTTATATGCGTTACATGATTATGAACCTGATAGCATTGTTGAGGTTGATGCAGCTGGGACAGGAGCAATCCTGGTACATAGATCCGTCTTTGAGAGGTTTAAAAAAGAAGCCGATCAAACACACCAAGGGGACAAATGGTGCTATTACCAGGATATGCCACTGCATCAAGAATGGATAGGTGAGGATCTACTGTGGTGCATAAGAGCTAAGAGCTTTGGCTATAAGATATACGCACACACTGGCGTGCAGATGGAGCACCAACGCAAACAGTGGATTGGTAAAGTACAGCACACAGACTTTCAAAGGTTTAAAGATATAAGACTACAAAGCGAAGAGGATATACATGGCGATAATAACTAAACAAGTAACAGTGACAGGCACAAGTCAATCAATCATTAGTGTCGATAATGTCACTAGAGATGTATTGTTACATGCCAAGCATGAGATATTTATTGGCAACAGTGCGGTGACATCAACGAGTGGATATATTATGGACAATGGTGATGTGTTGAGGGTGTCGCTAGTTGATGGTGAGGATCTTTGGGCTGTTACAGGTGGTGGATCCGGCACCTTACATGTGCTAACAAGCAAAATAGACTGATTACAATGCCTGTTTTTTCCCTACACGCACGCTTGCGGAATACGCCGCCGTTCTGCGTTTCTCTCTCCCCGAAGCAAGCTGTGATTTGAAAAAAAAGATAACAATTTTGTTATGAAGACTGTAAAAAGTCGAAAATATAACGCTCATTACAAACAAATGCGCCGGATTATTTTGGCTACGCAACCGGCCTGTTTTTACTGCAAAAAGGCTGCAGCTACAACTATTGACCATGATCCACCTATTGACACCTTCCCGGCTCCAGAGCTTTGGGTTGGTACTCTAAGGCCGGCATGTGCACATTGCAACTATTCTAAGGGGGCGATCTATGGCAACAAAAAAAGGAAAGCCGTTAAAAACAGCCGTAAGTGGTAAGCCTGCAATTGGCAGACATACAGCTGCAATGAATAACGCTTTGAAGGGGCGTGTAGATATTGATGGTGTCACCCAGGTAGCTTTACTAGGCTTAGCAACAGCCTGGGATGTTATTGAGAAAACAGGCGAAAACACACACACCATTCCATCCATATCCAGAGAGCTTAGAGAGATCTGGACTTATTGCGGCTTGCCAGAGGCAGATGACATTTTTAAGTAAGTGTCCACCCAGGTGGGCATCAATCAGAGATGAAACTTGTGACACAGATGGCGACAAGATGCAGCTTGTAGCAGAGCTCTTAGGTTTTAGTTTGTTTGAGTGGCAAAAGTATGTCTGTGATGTGGGCTTAGAAAAAGACAAAGATGGCATGTATAAATACCGCACTGTTGCAGCTCAAGTTAGCAGACAAAGCGGTAAGTCAAAACTGATAGAAACACGCATTGCTTATGAGCTACTACAACCTAAAAGACATGTGGCCTATACAGCTCAAGATCGCAACATGGCTAAGGTTAAATGGGAAGAGCATCTATTAAGTTTTATGATGTCACCAAAGTTTTCAAAGCGTATTGCAAGGGTGTCAAAAACTAATGGCAATGAGAAGATCTACATGCGCAATGGATCTACCTATGGTGTTGTAACACCTAATGACAAAGGTGCCAGAGGACTTAGTTTAAATTTAATGGTTATTGATGAGGCACTGACACATCCATTATCTTTAATTGCAAACCTGCAGCCAACACTGGCAACAAAGCGCAATGGTCAGCTTTGGATTATGTCTAATGCAGGCAGACCGGGGGAGTCAGAGCTTTTAGAGCATTACAGAGAGCTAGGACATAGAGAGATTGCAGAGCCAACCAACAAACTAGCTTGGTTTGAGTGGTCACCTATGTCAGATGATTTTGACTATATGGATCAAGATGTCTGGTATCAAGCAATTCCATCCTTGCATGAAGAGAAGGGTGTTTTGCTTGAAGCTGTAAAAGAAGCCTCATTGACTAATAGCCCGGAGATTTTTACAAAAGAGTGGCTTAATGTTTGGCCGGCCAAAGATGCAGTGCAGGTTATCCAAACAGAGCTTTGGGATGCACTAGCTAGGACTGACATAGTTTTAGGAGACCAGGTGGTCTTCGGTGTGGATATATCTAGGGAGCGTGACAGAGCTGCCATTGCAGTTAGCGGCAAGGTTTTACATTACACGCCTGTAGAGCTCATTGAGTGTAAAGAGGGCACATCCTGGGTACTACCTAAATTGATTGAGCTGTGTAAGCGATATAAGACAAAGGTGGTTATAGATACCGGCTCACCTGCAGCCTCACTTATTGCAGAGCTGCAAAAAGAGAATGTAGGGGTAATGGCAATACATCTCAGAGATTATGCAAGAGCTTGTGGATCTTTTTATGATGCCGTACAAGCAAAAACAATCTGTCATATAGATGACCCAAACCTTAGAGCTGCAATCCTTGGCTCTACTAAAAGACCACTAGGAGACTCATGGGCATGGAATAGACAGAGCACAACAAACATCACGCCACTTGTAGCGGTAACGCTGGCACGCTATGGAGTAGTGACTACAATCGAAGAGAGACCAGTGGCAAGGAGTAAGATGTACTAATGAAATACATATCAACTATTTTACAAGTAGCAGGATCTTTACTGATAGTCTTAGGTGTCGCATCCTTTAGTTTGATTTCTGGAGTATTATTGGGCGGCGTATTTTTAATTTTATTCGGCATTGCTTTAGAGGTTAGAGGTAAATAATGCTTGGCAAGCTACTCAAGAGACAGATACAACCCGGCCTTGTTTATACATCTAGTGGTTATGTGGACTCTCTTGGTAGAGTCGGCAGATTTTTTGAAGGTAACTACGCAGGCACCTATGTAGATGGTCGCACTGCACTTGGCATACCTGCAATCTTTAGAGGTATCTCTTTAATTGCAGATGCAATTGGCGCACTAGAGCTTTGTGCATATCGCAATGGCAGAGAGGTAATGCCTAAACCAAACATCTTAGCAAGACCTAATCCAACAGAGACAAGAATGGAAACTATTGCAGCTATGGCTGCAGGTTTGTTGATGGATGGTAATTACATTGCAGTGCTAGGTGAGCCAGGTGCTAATGGTTATCCAGACAGTCTTTATCCAGTCGCACCTGACCGGGTGCAAGTGTCAAGAGATAAAGGCAAAATTGTTTATCGCATTGATGAAAAGGTTTATGACCGATCAGAGATATTTCATATCAAAAATTTTACAATGCCGGGTGATCTTGTTGGCAGAGGCATCTTAGCTGTTGCAAAACAATCACTAGGTAAAGAGATTGCTATAAATGAATATGCAGCTAGATACTTTGATGGTGGCGTAAATCCCACAGCTGTTATTAAATCAGCCAACCCAGATTTAACAAGTGAAGAGGCAGATGCTTTAAAGTCTGCATGGATGTCAATGTACTCATCACGCAATAGATCACCGGTAGTAATGAACGCATCAACAGACTTTGAGGTTTTGAGTAGTAACGCAGCTGAGAGTCAACTGGTTGAGGCACAAACAGCCGGGCTAACCGAGGCTGCTAACATTCTTGGTTTGCCTGCATATTACTTAGGCGCACCTAATAGCAGTCGTACTTATAGCAATGTTGAACAAGAAAACTTACAGCTTATCAAATTCTCCATACAACCAATAGCTGAGAGAATTGAGGCCGCCTTCTCAGATCTGTTAGTGCGTGGACAAACTGCCAAGTTTAAGTATGAGTCAATGCTGAAGACAGATACAGCTAGTAGATATGCAGCCTACGCAACCGCCTTGTCAAGTGGATTTTTAACTGTTGATGAAGTGCGTGACAGAGAAAATCTTGAGTCTATGGATTATGAAGAGGGCGAGTTTGATGATGAAGTAGATGCAAGCTCACAAGTACAAGAGGTGACAGATGAACAATGATATAGAAAATAGACAATACTCAGTAGAGTTACAACTACGCCTTGCCAATGGTGATGGTCGCACAATCTTTGGTATAGCAGTGCCTTACAACAAAGAGCAGCGCATAAATGGCACATTGACTGAGATATTTAGAAAAGGTGTTTTTGCCGAAGTTATTAGAGCTCCCCACCGGGTCAAGCTTTTAAGAGGTCATGGAGAAAATAATGTGTTGGGTAGAGCAACACTATTAAAAGAGACAGATGAAGGACTTTATGCTGAATTTAGGATTTCCAAAACTAGAGAGGGTGATGAAGCTCTTGAGCTAGTAAAAGATGGAGCTTTAGATCAGCTCTCTATTGGTTTCATGCCAATTAAAAACCGCAAAAGACCAGATGGCGTTATGGAGCGCATCAAGGCACATTTAGCAGAGGTCTCACTTGTTACCTTTGGAGCTTATGGAGATCTAGCTGCTATATCTGGAGTGCGTGAGGGTGCACCAATGATGACACCTAGATTAGATGAAGCAAAGAAAATTTTAAATGCCATACAGCGTAGTAAATAATCATCCGGACTGCGAAGGTTACGCAGTAGTAAAAGATGAAGGCAATGAGTTACTAGGCTGTCACAAAACCGAAGCACAAGCCAATGAACAATTGACAGCTATAAACATTTCAGAGTTTGGTACAAGAGAGTTACCAGAAAACTATAGACC